GTAGCTACTAGATCCCATAACGACAACCTGAGTAAATGCACGGTAATTCATTTTAAGGATTTGTTGCTCTAGTACTTTTTGATAGTCCTTGATGGATGGATCCTGATTAATCAATTCTCCATTCTCGTAGATTTCAAAAATACCAGGTCGCATACCTCGTACTACTTTATAAGTCTTACTGTTAGTAGTAAATTCAATAGTAACTTCCATCTGCTTTTGGTTGATGGAATTAATAAGTTGCGGTTTATTGATATTACGATAAGGTACACCAAAGAGGCCGTAAGTAATGGCCTCCATGGACATAGTCTTACCAGCACCATTCTTACCGTTAATTAGTGTCATATGTCTAGCATTGAGCCAAATTTCGATAGGAACATTACCAGCAGATAGGAAATTTTTATATGTTACCTTTTCAAAAACTATCAAGATAAAACCTCTAAGCTCTCCAAATATAAAGTACGCATAATCTTCTTCACAGTTTCCTTATTAAGAGAAATATCAGCACCATCAATGTAAGAATCGATGAGCGACATAGTATCTTCCATCTTTAGAGCAGAATCATCTACAGAGTCAGACATTTCTGACAGATCTTCTACTACCTTTAGGTCAAGGGTAGGAATACCATTAAATCGATCCATCAACTTTTCAAACTCATAAGGTTGAGTTTTACTCAGTACCATGATTTTTACATAGCTATCTTCAACACCAGATAGATCGATTGTTTTATGGTAACCTAATTCTGCATCTCTATCATCATAATAAATTTTGTTAAAAAGTTCAAATTTATTTTTGATGAATGTAAGTTCTTTAGTATCTGTGTCTATTACGTGGAAACCTTTGTCTTCACCATGGTCGATCCAAGTCATTTGGTAGGGAGTACCAACATATCTGATATTACCCTTAGATGATTTGGTATGGAAGTGACCAGATAGGACTGTATCGAAGCGGTTAAAAGTAGAAGCAGAAATACCATCTGTACATACTTGACCTCTGTGCATTTCGAAGTTTTCAATTTCAAAGTGACCAAGTACCCAAGCCATATCTGGCGCTGATTCTAGCGCTTCAAAGGATAATCCATGATTGTTGATGTTTATCCATGGCATGAACAAGAAATCTATACCACCAAAGTTTACATTCTTTGGTCGATCATAAATGTGAATGTTATCATACTTAGAGAGGAAAATACTTGGACTATTAATCTCTAAAGTATTCTTTGTAGCGATATCATGGTTACCAAGCAACATGTGGAATTTGATATCGTATAACCGAAGAATCTGGAAAAACTTTTGATCCCATTCATGGAAGACTGTGTGGGATGTAAATTTTCTAGAGTCAAAAGAATCCCCAAGCTGAAAAATGGTGTCTATACCATTATCCAAACAATAAGGGATTAGTTGTTCGCTAAGAAATTTTAACTGGTGTTGTGCTACTGGCATCGATGCATTTCTAGCACCGATGTGTAGGTCACCCAATACTACAATCTTTGACATATTATACCTCAAATTCTGTGAGGTTAAATTCGTCACTTTCCTTTACAGATACTCTCTTTGGTTGAGCTACAACATTAGCATTTACCAAGTATGAGTTTTCCTTTAGATAATCTACAAACTGTGCATGAATATTATGCTCACCACTATCGTGATCCTGACAGTCCATGATATCATTTAAATCAATTTCTGAAATTAGTCGGCCCTTGATAGCAGCCTGCTTCTTTTCAGTAGTAATACGATTTACGAATGTATGATATGCAATTGTAGTAATATAGGAGAAAGGGTTATCACTCTTCTCAGGATTAAACTTTTGAGCTTTCTTTACACAATTTTCAATTGCATCAGAAATCATCTCGTCACGGTATGAATAATTAGCAAAGTTTGGTCGATAGGATAATCGGCGACAAATCTTCATCATACATTCAGCAATATAATTTGGTAAAGGTGGTTCTTCTAAACCAGCCTCTTTGGCTTCAGCAATTTTAGCATACCATGCCATATATGCTGCAAACAATTCTTTATTACTTACATAGAATACTTTTTCACGACTCATAATAATACCTCAGTGCATTTTAAGTTTATAGTTATCCTCAGTCGAATCGACTTTGGTTTCAGTTTCAGCTTCTACATAATTTCTCACGAGTTTTATGTAGTATTTTTCAAACTCATTATTCAACTTACCAAGTGTCAATAAGTTGTTTGTTGCAACGGGGAACAGTTGTTCCTTCGTATAAGGTAGCCAGGGAGTGGCCATAAGTGTAGAATTATCAACATGCTTTATAATGAAAGGATAACTAAACATTACAATATTTTCATTTTTAGCATCAACGACCATTTCTGTAAAAATGGTCTCCCCGGTTTTCATTTTTACTACATAAAGATTAGTCACTCAATATCCAATTCCACAATGTTATAATCAAATTGTTGCTCAGTATATATGGATAATCTTTCAATAAAATGTCCATATGTAAAATTGCGCTTAGTCTTGGATACATTCAAGGCATCAGCAATATCATAAAGTACAAATTCCTTCTTACCTTTAGACAATCTCAAACCACGACCAATACTCTGGATTACCCTAATTGCAGATTTAGTTGGAGAGGCAAAAATTGCATGGTGTATCTGTCTAATGTTAACACCAGTGGAAACTGTACCAACGGATCCGATAAGGATACAGTTGTTATTGTTTTCCATGATCTCTCGGATTTCATCCCGTTCAGTAGAATCTACTCCACCGTGCACGAAGAAAATCTTACGATCACCAGCCTTCTCTTTGATCATATTATATAAGACTTCTCCATGACTTTCAACATAAGTGTACAATAGTAAGACATTTCCTTCCAGCGAAAGTGCTAGGTTTCGGATAAATTTATTTCTACGGTCATGTGCTACAAGGAAATCTACTTCCTTCTTGTAGTCTTTGTTCTTGGCAAGAAGGGCCTTTGTATCTTTATTGTATTTCAGTACAATTGCTTTGATATTGATAGGTGTAAGGTGACCATCATCCATCAACTTCTTTGTTGTTGATACCTTGATAACATCACCAAAAATTCCCCTAATGACTAGCTGGTTAGTCTTAGAACGATCTAAGGATCCAGTGAACCCTAATCTATAGGAAACATCTGTTGCTTTTTCTAGGATACCAGATATCTCCTTACCCTTAGCTAGGTGACATTCATCAATAAGAATTGCATCATATTGATTGAACCACGGTGCTGGTAATTTGCTGATAGATTGCCATGTACTTACTGTGATTGGAGACTTAGCTGATTTTTCATAGCCAGCCATGATCTTAGTAACATTATCTTTAGCTACCCATTCATCTTCTGAACTATAGTCCTCAAAGTCAGAGTACATTTGATGTACTAGCTGAGTAGTTGGTACAACAATAAGCACCTTTAAATCTTGTTCTGTCAAATATCTAGCAATAAAATATTGAATGGCAGATTTACCAGAACCTGTAGGACTTAAGATTGTCTTGCGCTTATACTTTAAAGCATGAAAAATAGCATTAAGTTGATAGTCCCGGTACTCAATCTTTTCTCCACGAGAATGAATATCTAAAGTATCAGCAAAAGACTTAATATCGTCAGGTGTAACATTTTCTATGGAACCAGGTAAACCATAAGCTGGACTATCAATAAGTTCATGAGTATAATTTTGCGCTTTACAGAACTCAATAATATCTGGATATAAACCAGCATAAATTGAACTTGTCTGTAAATTGAACAGTCTGATTTTACCATCAAATAGACCTGCTCTGAATTTAGGCATGTACTTATAACCTTCAACAAAGAAGGAAAAATGATCAGATAGTTCTTGTGCTATTCCTCTATCACAATCAATATAAAGATATGTCTCGTTTTTCTTTTTTATTTTTAGATCAGACATTAGTTACCTTCAATGAATTTTTTATAATCTACGATTGCTTTAAGTTGAAAATCCCGGGATTGGATCTGGCGCATGATATATTCAAGGATCTGTATATTGGATTTCCAATAATCTACCTTTTCCTGTAAGGAAATAAGGTCATCGTCCATTTCAACCATGTTATTGAATTCAGACATGGACATTTTAAGACCTTGATATTGATCCCAACCACGCTGTTGCAATTCTTGGAGAGTCATTTCTCCTTTATAGTATCTGCGCTTTACTCCCTTTAAGCGATTAAAGTTAGCATCAGCATTACTCATCTTTGCTTTACAGTATAGGAAATACTGGAGATACTTAGCATGGAGATTTGGTGTACGAAGTAGTTCTTCTACGACCTTTGTTTCAGTCATAGTACTATCTACTTTCCACTCTTCAAGGACTACAGAAATATCAAAAGACATAAGTCTCTCCTTCTACATTAGATGATCTATTATAGATCAGGAAAGACTTTTTGTCAATTATTCATGTAAATTGGTTCTGGATCGTTCAAGAACTCGTAGTAGTCATAATTAAA